CCGTGCGGATTCGTCGTGTCGCTCGCGTGCGCAATCGGCGTGTAGCGCGCATCGCCGCGCGCATCGGTGTGATACTGCGTGTGATCGTCATCCGCGAGACCACTGAGCGCGCCATGATCGGTGACACCGGCTTCGACGGCGAGAGTCTTCGCATCCTCGTCATGCGTGAAGCCATTGGCTTCCGGCGCGGCTTCCTTCAGCCATTCCCACCGCGCATCCGTGTTCGCGGGAAGGGAATCGTCGGGACGCGAGGCGGAATTGTAAACGGTGAAGTCGAAGTCGATGCACTTGTCCTCGTCTGTCTCCGGCTCAGTCCATGAGACACAGGCTTTGCAGACGATGCTTTCTTCTTCAGCTAGCGCAGCGATCAATTCATCGCTGCTCAAGACGCCGCTGAATTTGTAAGTCGAGGCGGCACCCGTGCCAATCTTCTCCATCGACACGTCGAGAAAGAGCGCTTCGCCCGTCCGCGCATTCGCCGCTTTTAGCGTGAATTTGCCGGTGCTGTCGTCCGCCAGCGCACCTTGCTCACCAGCGGTGACGAAAGCAACCAGCGCATTCAGCGGCGCGCCGAGAATACCGGAGACGTTCGGAGCCGCAGCGCCAGTAAGTCCGGCATGAGCCGTGCGAGGATCGACCGAACGATTGATGTAGATGCGCTGCATGTGTGCGGCAGCGTGTCAAAGCATCACGTCGCAGGTGGCGCGGTCACCGTGCCGGTCTGATACTGGCTTTCGCGCGAAAGGAACTCTCCTGAACAAGTGGCGCGCATCGTAATCGTGGAACCTGGACTCATCTCGAAGCCGCGAATGTCCTCCACCGTCGTGCCCGGTTTCACGAAGCCATTGAAGACAAAACTATTGCCCACCTGGACGCGCACATAGTAGAGCGCGAGGTCGTCGTATTTCGCCACGTCATGGCCGGGAGGCGATGAGAGAGAGAAATGCCAGCGCAGGAGCTTACTGCCACCGCTCCACGTAGGGCCGAATGAAATCCACGGCGCAAGCGAAGACACGAACGTCGGAGCCCATGTCGGCAGATCGTCGCCACCGCCGCCGCTTGATTCATTGCCACCCCCGCCGCCGCCACCACCGCCGCCCGATACACCGACATCGCCGCCAGGGATGGAGCCGCCTCCACTGCCCGTGCCAGCGCCGCCGCCGCCGAGTGAAACTGCCGAATCTGAACCGCCGCCGCCAGATCCGCCTGATTGGTCATTGCCAGCAGGAGCTGCGGTGTTCTCGCCACCAAGAATGGTCGCGCCGCACTCACACATCCGGCACGCACACGCCGGACTCGCTGTCGTAATGGTAGCCTCGAACACAATACGGATCACCGCCTGGGTAGGCGGCGGCTCCGGTCTCGCGGACGGGCGCGATCATTTCGTCAAAGGCCCATTTGAGTCCGCGCATCAATCCGCTGCCGGCCACGGAGGCGCGCAGACGGCAGGCACCACCGGGCGTGAAGAGAAAGGCGTGAAGCCCCTCCTGGGTGGATCCGGGCGACATGAACCCTGAGAAGACGGTGACGAGACCGACCGTCACGTGCACGTAGTAGAGCAATCCGGGCGTGAAGCGCGCCGTGTCCGGCGGAGGCTCGGCTGAGAGAGAGACGCTCCATTTCATCGTCCGCGCCACTGAGTTGGAGCTGCCGCTCCACGGTGCCAGGATGACTTCGCCAAAGTAGCCGAGTTCCGCAGAGATCGACGGCGACCACGGGTCGAGAGCCGTGGTCGAGTCTCCGCCGCCATCACCGCCGCCGCCTGCGCCGCCACCGCTGCCTCCGCCACCACCGCCAGTGCCGGCGTTGCCATTGCCAATGCCGGGGCCGCCCTTGCCGCCGCCGCCTGCATTGCCGCCGCCTTGGATGGAGCTGCCACCGCCGGAGCCGCCGCCACCGCCGCCGGAGCTGTCTGCACCGCCTGCGGAGCCGCCGCCGAGGACTGGCGCCGTGGAGAGCACGGACACATCCGCCGCCGCAGCACCGTCCGTGCCCCCAGACGCGCCGGAGCCGGAACCGGAGCTGCTGACGCCGGAGCTGCTGCCGGAAGATGATCCCGAGTAGCCAGGCACGATGGAGGGTGTGCGCACCCAGGCGCTGTTCCCAGAGGCGAGGATTTCTTCCTCGGTCATCGTGGTCCAGAGTGCGGAGCCATATTCCGCAGCCGTCACGTCGTGTGCGCGGGCGAGCTTCCAGAGCTTCCCGTCCCAGCGCCACCATCCGCGCTGCCACTGCAGCCAGAGCCGCCGCGTCTGCCGCTGCACACGCAGCGTGCCGGAGCCGGCTACGGTAAGTGCAATGGGGAAAATCATCGCGGCATCTGCACGCAGGCCGAATGTATTGGGCAGCACGGCCCTCACACGGGTGACCTCGCCGGTGATATACGCGTCCTGACGGAAGCCGCCGCCGCGGTCATACTCCGCCACGGGCGGCTCTGCGGAGCAGGAGAAGAGCACCTCAACCCCTTCGGCGTAGCCGTGGCCCGTGAGGGAGAAAAGGTTCGTCGTCGTGGAGTGGCTCGTGACCGTCTTCACGGGCCAGAGAATGCCGGCATTGCCCTCCGTCCATGTCTCATGGCGGACCGGCGTGCCCGTGCACGCAATGCGCCGCGCCTCCGCCCAGGTGAGGAAGCGTCGCTTGGCCAATGTGGTGCCGTCACTCATGCTGCTCATTCCGCCGAGACACGCTTTGCAAGATGCACCTTGAATTCCACGCTGGTGCGCGCGCGGTCCGTCTCGCCATCGACGGCAGCGGCGGAAAATTCAAACGTGATCTGGCATTTCGCCCGCATGTTGAAGTCCGTGCCGCCGCGCGAGCCGTCCTTGGCATGAGGCTCCAGCATGTCGGCGATCTCCGCCGCCGTGAGTGTGAAGAGCGCACGGTAGCGCGGCTCCAGTGCATCGAGCGGTGCGCCGGGCGCGGCATCATAGACCGTCACGGGTGGCAAGCCGTAGGTATCGCGCATGGCGATGGTGATCTTCGTCGGCGCGAGGGCGCGCAGCACGCCGTCGCGCTCGAAGCCGATGGCGAGGCCAATCACATCGGCCGGGGTGGCGTAGAGCAGTGGCAGAGCGTCATCCCCCATCGCCATCCCGTTCACGAGGCCGGTGTCCAGGCCGATCGTGAGATCGACCATTCCCTCGTCCGCGAGTCCGGACGCAGAGACGTTGACGACAAACTCAAACGGCGCGCTGGAGCCGTCTCCGTTCGTCGCCACGAGACTGCAACTGTATTGGTCCGCCGTCGTGGGCGTGCCGCTGATGACGCCGGTGCCGGTGTTGATGGACACTCCCGTCGGCAGGCCGGAGCAGCTCCAGCTCGTGGGCGTGCCGGAGGCGACCGGATGCCAGGGGACCATCGCCACGTCCTCGGTGAGGTCCAGGAGTTCGGAGATTGTGGAGATGACGGGGACTGACATGAAGGGCGGAGGGCAGAGGGCTGAGAGTCAGAGAGTCAGAGGTCAGATGGCGGGGCAGTGGCGGGGCGGTTCTTTGCGCTTTTTCTTGGAGCCGAGGTTCTTTCTCACCCAGCCATCGCCGACTCCGAGACGACGCTCGATCTGCCGGTCCCGGAGTCCCCAGGCACGCAGGGCGGCGGCCCTTTTTACTCTTGCCGCCTGTTCGGCGGGCGTGAAGCGGAAAATTTCTGATTTCATGTGAACTTGATTTTGCCGATGCCGGAGTCGGCCTTGGCGTTGGTTTTGTCCAGACCGAGAAGAACCACGACGCCTTCGGGATCAGGCATGTCCTCGCAGTCCCACTCGACCAGCTCGGCTGTGAGCCAGAAATTGGCGGCGTCAATGGTGGCAGCGGAAGCCGACCAGAAGCCGTTCACGCACTTCGTGATGGTCCATGCATCAGCCGCCGTGCGGGCGATCTGGAAGCCAAAGGTGTGGACCTCAGCCACGTCCCGCGTGACATGGACCAGCTCGTCGAGGACCGGATCCGCATTCCACACGATGCGTTTCAAATTCGCACGCGTGGTGGCGGGCGTGTCCTCCTGAAGATCGACGCCGATGCGCACCACGAGCCGCCAGCGGCCCTGCGTGATCTTTTGCCCGAAGCGGCCCGCCGCCGTGGAGAGGCTGAACATGGCGGCCTCGAAGCCGAACATGCCCGTGCATTTTCCCTTCACACGCAGCTTCGACTCGGCGACGTGGCTGATGAAGAGCTGCCGCTCGAAGTCACGCGGAAAGAAGCTCGTCGTCGTGCCCGCCGTGGCGAAGATGTAGTGAGTGCCGGTGCCCGCATCCGTGATGTCGAGCGCGCTGCCGCCAACCGTGGCGGAGAGCTTGCAGGAGCCGGCCGCGGAATTGATGACGTAACGCTGAGTCAGCGCCGCGCCGAGTCCGGACGGCAGCGTCGTGCTGCTCAGACACATCACCGGCGTGCCATTGGGCAGAGTGACGCCGGGGATGGAGAGCGTGTCAGTGGAAGTGTTGACGGTGAAAGCGAACGCACCATTCGGCACGCCGGGCGCGGTGAGGGCATAGAGCGCGCGGCCATCGCAGCCGCAGAATTCACCCGGCTGCAGGAGATAGGAGTCACGCGCACCATCGCCATTGAGCCGCACAGCGGCGAGCGTGCGGTTCTGATACACCTTGCCCTTGTTTGCGGCGCTCGCAGCCGGCTTCGGGCTCGGCAGCGCCTCAGCGGCGGAATCATGAATGGCCCCGAAGATGTTGGAGTCGCCGAACCGCGCGAGCACTTCCTGCGGAATATCCGCGACGGTGTTGATGGCAGCGGCACCTGCAGCGGCGGGTGAAGATGCCGAAGCCGCCGCCGTAGAAGACGAGAGCGCCGCAACGAGATCGAGTCCAAGCGGATACGCCTCCGCAATGGGACGGAAGCTCTGCTCCGCGATGACCGTCCCCGCCGCCGGATCACGCGTGCCGCCGGAGCCGACTGCGGCGGAGGCTTGGAGGATCGCGAGGGCTTCCTCGATCGCGGTGAGGCGATCTTCGAGGCCGATGACCTGCCCTTGATTGATTTCCAAATCGACAAAGGCGTTCGTGCTGGCGACGGTGCAGATGCCGCCGACGACAGCGCCGGCATCGGGTGCGGTCGGGAAGATGATCTTCACCGCATTGTCACTCACGATCTCGACCTCGTAGTCAGTGCCATGCTTCAACATCTGGCCGTCCACCGCGCTGCCAAAGAGCGCGACGTAAACGTGACGCGTGCCGAGATTGTGGGTGACGACGATGTCCGTTGAAGAGCCATTGCCGAGAGCGGTTGGGCCCGTGAGCAGATAGCCGCGCTGCGTCTCGGTGACCTGCGAAGGTGTAAACGGCAGATACGACGTGCGCGAGAGCGGCTGCGAGGGATTGAGCGTAGCTGCGTTGCTGAACGCCGCCATGCTCACTGGCTTCTGGAAGGTGACCTCTTGAATGAAAGTCACTTCTTCCGTGACTTCCTCGTCTTGCTCATCAATGAGCCAGAGCGTCAGTGACAGCGGGAGTTTGAACTCCGTGATGCCCGAGGCGGCATTCGCGATGGAGTCCATGTATTTCGCCATCGCATCGGTCGCCGTGGAGAGGTTGATGACCGAGTCGGGTGATGGCGTAACGATGCTCTCAATCTCAAGCGCGGAGACATCCGTTCCGGCCAGGTCACCAAGGAACTCGATCAGCACGCGGTCGGTGCCTGCGGAGACTTTCACTGCTTCGCCTGCCTCGAGAACCGCATCGAGCGCGGATTGGATGGCTGTCTCATCCGTCGGCAGAACGATGCCGGTCGTGCGACGAAATCCCCATTTGAGACGGAAGCTATAGCCTTCAGCGAGCTCCGGCGGGAAGAACACTTGTTGAATGGTGTTGCGCTTCACACCACTTTCGGTGGCACCGTGTTGCACCACGCTTACGGACGGCAGCTCGGGGACGATGGCGTTCCAGTTCGTCTGCTCCGCGATGACAGTCTGAATGAAGCGGATTTCGTAATGCGTCGCCTCGTCGTGGATGTAGTCCCGGATTGAAACAAGGGACTGCGGCAACAGCGAATTGTCAGCGACGCTGAAGTCGATCGTGGAGTCGTCGGCAGCGCGGACGTGCCACGATCCATCTCGTTTCGTCACGGCGAACGGCTTCTTCGCTGTCAGTGACGAATCTGTGAGGGCATTGAGCGCGGCTGCGAAATCTTCCGGACTGCTATCGAAGCCGATCGGTGCAGTGGTGTTAGCGCCGGACTCCGCGCCAGCTGCGAGCTTGAGCTGAACCGCGCCGCTCGTCGGGCGCGAGTCTTGCCGTCCAACGGACAGCTTGATGGCGCTGATCTCACGGCGGCTGATGATGCGCTCGCCAGCGATGGTTTCCAGCAGGCGGAGTTTCAGGCGCACATCGTCGCCGGCCACGATCTTGGGAAACGAAAACGAGCCACCGGTTGTGTTGGAACCGATGGTCTTGGCTCCGATGTCTAGGAAAACAAGCGCCTGCACTTTGGGCGGGCCGTGTCAAAGCCAGCGACGGGATCAGCCAAAGAGCGCGGGATCGAATTCTTCGACTGTGAAAGGGAACTCAAGATCGAGCGAGCGGCGCTCGGCTTCGAGCTTCGCTGCCGCTGCCGACTCCTCCGCGCTTGGCTCTGGCTGAATAATGGCGCTCATAGTGTCCAGAAGCGTCCTTTCACGCGGTTGCGCAGCAGTTCGTTGAGCGCTGCCATTGCGTCATTCGACTGAGCCAGCATCTGGTTGACGGTGGCCTGCAAATTGACGGCAGAGCCGCCAAGGCCTGCTGTGTTGAGTGTGAGATTTTGCTGATTGGCAGCTGGTGGCACGGGCGTGTGGCCGTAATGCAGATTCCAGAACAGGTGGTGCTGGATGTGTGGCGTCCACGTCTCATCAGGAGCGCTGTCGAATCCCGCGTTTTCTGGAGAGAGCAGATACACTGTGACCAAGGGCAGCCAGTCGAAGGCTTGATCAGCGAATCCCTGGCCGAGGGCGGCGGCCGAGGCTGGATCCTCGTCGCTCGTCAGCGGCTTTGCTTTTGCAGTGCGAATGTAGGCACCGTTTCTTGCGCTGCCAGACGTGTTATACACGATCGCGAATTGCGCGAAGCTGCCGTCAATGCCGACGCCTTGCGTCCAGTCCGCCGAGGCTGCAGGCCGATCGTGATAAAGCAGGATTTCACAGGCGCGAAGCAATCGCTTCGAAGTTTGATCTTCGGCCAGGCCGCTTACTTGCTCGACAATGCCTTCCTCGCCCTCCGTGCTGAATGAAATCGGCTCGCCTACGCCACGATAGCGGAAGTACTCAGGCACGGCTTCGCCACTGCCATCGATGCTGACTGCATCCGTTCCGATCGCACGAAAGCTCGTCAGTGGAATCATCGGCGCATCGAGCAGAGGCACGTCCTTCGCTTCGCCGTCGTCATTCACGATGCTCACGGTGACATCACAAGTGCGGCCATTGAAAACGAAGCCCGGCTTGATCACAGCTTCCCACTTTTTCTTCGCGCCGTTCCAGCTTGCCTTCGTGTGCCACGGATGCAGCCACATTCCACCACCGATGCTTGTCACGTTGAGAACGCGATTGCGAAGCATCGGCGCCAGCACATCGAGCAGCGCATTCCACGCTTTTGCTGTGATCGGCCCCTTCATGACGCCGGCCAGAAGAGGTGGCGAGCCGCAGTGCCATTCGCGGGCGCGATGAACCGATGCCGTTGATCGAAATACACAATCTGCCGCACTTTCGACAGCGTGCTGGAGTCTGACCAGATCAAGACGGCGAGAGGCAGCACGCCGACGGCATCGTCATCGGACACGAGCGACTGGCGATGCGTGATCGTGACGGCCTCTCGGTTCGCAGGATCCAGCTTGCCAGCCTGATCGACGGCGACCTCCACGCTCACGTAACTCCGCAGGCCTTCGCCGGGCCCACCCGTGATGCGCAGTTTTGGGATGGTGCCAAGTTTCCCGTTGTCATCGTAACCATCGATGCGATTGCCATCGAGGCGTGGCGTGATGTCTTCCAACGTGCCCGCACCGACGGTCGCTTCCGTGCCCGATAAACGCACGCTGAAGCTGCCGCTGAATGGCGCGCCGCCGCGATCTGCAACAATGTTCAGACCACGCGGGTAGCGCTGCAGACGAACACCCGTGCCAGACATCACCTTCGCAAACGAGCCGACCAATTCCCGAACAAGATCGAGCAGCCCATTCCAGAGTTTCGCCGTGATCGGATCGCCCGACTTCACACGCAGCGATTCAATTGCCGATTCGAGCGTGCCATTCATACCAGCGTCCCGTAAACAGCCGACGCCACGCTCTCATCTTCAAGCGTAGCTGACTCTTTCACTTCGACAGCACTGCCTCGCTGAGTGGCTTCACTGCAACCATAAACCCAGATCTTCCCGGCCGGGGCGTTCGGCGCGCCAGGCGGTCCCTTGCTTGTCCTGCCTGCTTTATCGAGCAAATCAGACGGCATCGTCTTTCTCATGTAGACGCGCGACCATTCAGCGCTGCGGCGGGCATAGGTTTTCGCGCCATACATGGGATTCTTGGAACTTTTTTTCGAACTGCTCAGGCCGCTGCCGCCGCTGCTGCTCGTGGAGATGGTCGCAGGAAAGCTGATCGTGCCATCTTCGTTCTCCGTGCCTTGATACGTCTTTTTGATGGTATCGATGTTTGGGTGCGATTCGATGGGCTCCTCTCTCAGCACTTCCTTTACAGTGACCGTTTCCTTGTCTTCCTCGCAGCCCTGGTAGGTGATCGTCACCTTCCATCGTTCCTTGCCGCTCACGATCTTTTCCCACTCCCGGTCTTCCTCGCCGCAGCCGTTGACCGACGATGGGCCAACTGTGAGGCATTCGTCTTCGGTATCGACGACGAACTCGCGGGTGTAGGTGAGAAGGCCGGTGCGAGTGCGCTTTCCTTTTTTGACTGGGGATTCGGTTGGCATGGATGTCAGGCGTATCGAGCAACCCAATCGCCGTTACTGTTCGACGTCGTGGGTTTGGTTGGAGGTCGTTGTGACGTGTTCTTCTTGATGTCTTCGAGGAGCTTGTTTGTCTTCTTCGCCTCGTCGTGGATCAGCTCGTTCACACTGCGCCCCATGATCAGGTTCACCGCCGAGGCGAAGAGACCCGGCGTGCGGATGCGAGACTTGCCGCCACCATCGCCGTCACCCGCTGTCTTTTCCGCATCGAACTTTGTTCCAGCCGCGGTGTCCTTTGCCTCCGCAGCGATCTTTGCAGCGCGATCCTTGATGCGTTGGAGTGCCTCCTCCAGCTTCGCGAGATCCTCGCTCGTGTTGAAGATGTCCTCTGTGCCAGCGAAGCGATCCTGAAAGGCATCTGCGATGTTCCGCGCGGCCTCGGCGATGCGGGTCATCGCAGCATCGACGGCGGGCGCGAAATTGGTTCCAGCCTGGCCAAACCGCCCGGCCGCGTCACGAGCGCGCTGCGCGGAGGCGTTTCGGAAGTCCTTGTCCATGTCGCCGATCAGCGAGGCAGCGCCTGGAATCTTTTTCACGTATTCCAGCGCGGTGCCGATCATGGCGAGCAACACTGACGAGAACGTGTGCGCGATGCCAATGAAGGCATTCAGCATGCCCTTCCAGAACTCGGGCGTGGTGAGAATCTGAAAGAGCGTGATGGCGTTCTTCACTTCCTCAACCATCAGCTGTCCGAAGGCTGACATCGCCGCCATCATGCCCTTGTAGAGCACGTTGATGGACTCAAGGAAACCAACCTTCAGCGCCGTGCCGAGCAGCGACGCGGCCTCGGCGAAATCGATCTCCTGCCACGCGGCTTTGAGAAAGTTCATCGCGTCCTTGATGGCAGCGCCGAACCGCTCGCCCATGCCCGCGAGATCGAGCTTGTTAAACTCATCGAGCAGCGGCATCAGCGCGCCGACGAGCTGCGACCCCATGCCGACGAAGAAACCCTGAATCTTCCGCACGGCACCGCCGAGGATGTCCGACGCGCGGTCGAAGTCGCCCGCGCTCTTGTCGAGGATCTCGCTTTGTTTGCCGAGCTGCTCCTGCGCGAACGCGATGCCGCCACTGTCGGTGAAGAGCGAAAGCAACTTGCCGCCCGACTTGCCGAAGATCTCCATTGAGGCAGCGGCCCGTTTTGTCGGGTCGTCGATTTTCGCGATAGCATCGCCCACGACGGTGAAGGCGTCGGCAGGATCCATGGCCAGCAGCTCCTGAATGTCGAGCTTCAGGCTTTTGAAGATGCCAGCGGACTGCCCGCCCGCGGCGGCCTCCGCGATGCCCTTTTGCATCTTGTTGATGGTCTGGCTGACGTCATCGGCGGCCATGCCCGCATTCTCGAAGGCCTGACCGAGCACTTGCGCGCGGCCCGCCGTGGTGCCGATGCGAGCTGCGGCATCGGTGAGCGAGCCGCCCAGATCGAAGGCGTTCTTCAATCCCATTGCCGTGCCCGCGAGAGCGCCGGCAATCGCAGCGCCAGCGGCGACAGCGGCGGTGGCGGCGGCTTTCTTCAATCCGCCGAAGATCGATGCGCCGAGGCCATCGCCTTCGCGCTTCATGCCCGTCTTCATCTTCCGCACTTCGGCGACAGCCTTGTTCGTGCTGTCGCGAAGCTTCGAGAGTTCGAGGGCGATTTCAGCGGTGATCATCGCTCACTTCACTTTCAGTCCGGCTTTCTTGGCGCGGGATTCGACGAACTCTTTCCACCGGCGATCGTTCGCGGCTTTCTGCGCCGAGTAGGCGAAGCGCATCAGACGATCGACTTGCTTGATGGCGCGGCCCGAGAAACCGACGCGGTTTGTGGCTTCGATCAGCAGGCTGTCCGACGTCGTGACTTCACGCATGTCGCCATCACCGTTGTGACGCCACATCCATTGCGGCGGTTTGAAGCCCAGCTTTGCGGCCGCCATGTTCCAGCCGCTCGCGAGAAAACCGACCATCTTCTTTTTCGAGGCGATGTACTTTTTCAGCTCCGGCGCCGGCACTGGAATCTTGCCACGCACGCGACGCTTCACACGACCGGTGCGTGGATTCCGGTTCTCTTTGTGGATGAACGCGATGTTCGTGCGCAGCCCCGCGAACTTTCGATTCACACCAAACACCAGCTTTCGGATGTCGCCTTCGACGAGGCCTTCGCCGTGTTTCTTGGCGGCCTGGCCGGTCACGCCCTGATGGCCCGGAGGCGTGTAGATCTGCAGGTGGCGGACGATGCCACGCGCCTGCTCACGAAGCACAACGATGCCGTCTCGCTTCGAGGTCGCGAGGATGCGCGATACGCTTTCCTCGTAATGAGAGCTGTCCACCGTGAGTTCGTCCGCCATGCATTCGAGAGCGGCGGGATGTCAATCATCGAGATCGTCCTTCGCGCGAGGCAGTCGCGCGGCCAGGGAATGCAGGTGCTCGGCGCGTGCTGAGATGAGCCGCTTATCCGTGGGTGGCACGGTCCACGCGAGCGAGGCGCGGAGGGCCGCGTGATAGTATTGCATGGCACGGGACAGCGGCAGCTCCCAGAGGATGAAATGTTCCTGCCAGCCCGTTTCGCGCGCCAGGGTGAACAGCAGTGCCGCCGTCCAGCCTGGCTCTAGGAGTTTGGGGGCGCGTCCTTCTCGTCCGAGGCTTCGCCGGGTTTCTTCACCACTTCAACGGCCGCTGCGTTCGACTGGCCACTGATGCGCGTTATCTCGCTCGTGAGTGAGCCGATAGTCTCGGCGCTCAGAGAGAACGAGAAGACTTCCACAGCCTCGCGCCAGCGATTCTCTCGCACGGCGGCGAGCACGTCCTTCAGCGGCTGGCTCTGCATCCACGCGAAGGCGGTGAGTTGCTCGAGCGAATCGTCTTCCGAAAGTTCGCCTTCCTCCTTTTTGTCTTCGTCGCTCACGAACATCGAGAGCTTCATCTTTTTACACAGGTTCAGTGTGCCGATGGAGAACGGCCGCATTTGCAGGCCAGGCACATTGAGTCCGCCTTCGAGGAAGGCCGCTTCGAGCTGGTCATCGCGCTTCATAGGGTTTTGCGGAAGTCTTCGAGGAAGGCCGCGCGCTCTTCAGGCGTGGCATTTTCAGGGATGAAGCATCGGCTCATGCCGCCTGTGCTGTTGCGCTCCTCAACGACTTCGAGACGCGGGCGATCCTTGATCTCGGCGACGCGCTTGTTCCTTTCTTCGAGGAAGTGCCGCATGTAAGCGATGGGATGATGCGGATTGGCGTTCACCCAGTCATCCGAGAGAAAACGACGCTCGATTTCCTTCACGCTGATGGTCTCGCGAGCAAAGGCTGGCTCAAACGTTGCCAGTGCTTCGCCATCGAAGCTGAAGACAAAGCTCTCGCGCGGCTCGCCCTCGCGCTCAAAGATCATATCAATCAGAGGATCCGTTCCCGAAAAGCGGCAACCGGAAACCAGAGCGGCAATGACGGCACCGAATTGAGGAGCCTTGATCGGCGCGCCTTCTCCGCGCACCGTCATGATGGTCTGCCCTTGATGCATCACGTGGCCGACGGGAAGTTCATCGCGTGCATCGTCCAGCTGTTGCGCTTGTCGTGATTCTGACGCGCGCTGAACTGATCGATCATCGTCTTGCCACCACTGATGCCAGTGACGTCATCGAGGCCTTCCACGGCGGCGGCGATGCCGTCTGGCGCATCGCCATTGCCTTCAGCCGAAATCTCGAACGTCGGATCATAGGCGTCTCCGACTTCGAATTCGTCATCATTCGTGAGCACGGCCTCGCCCTCTTTGAGCGATTTTGTAATCTCGGCTTTGACGGAGAAGGCCATCTGCACGGCGGTGATGGCGAGCGGTGAAGATCCAGCGGGCATGGTGGCGGAGAGGGTGAGAAGGTTCGGAACGGATCAACCGGCATACACACCGTTCGTGTATTTGATGCCGGTGTATTCAAAGGCGACGCGCTTGCCGAGTTCGTTGATGAGCTTGGCGGTCATCACTTTCACGGTGCCGGCCGCGATCGTGCCGGCCACGACGAGGCCGAAGTTTGGCGAGCCCACACCTTTCACACTCACGTCGGCTTTCTTGTGCCCGCGGAAATCCGCGTGGACGGTCACTCCGAGGTTGTTCGGCGTGGTGACGATCTCGCACTTGTCGTCAATATTTTCCTCATGGACGTGCCCGCCCGATGGCGCGGCGATGGCGGGACTGGTGACTCCGAAGTGACTGCTGAGTGGCATGGCTGCTGGAGTGCGGGTGTCAAAGGCTAGGCGGAGACGGGATCAATCCCGAGCTTCACTTCAAAGTAGGGCACCCAGTTCGTGTCTTCCTTGCCCGGCTGCCAGCCGACGACGTGGTAACCGCAGCATGTGTTCTGTGGCAGCTTCGCAGTCACAGCGCTTGCGAGCGCGGCGCGGATCTCTTCCTCCTGGACGCCAAAGGCAGCGGCGAGCGCGGCCTCGAGCGCGGCGTGTGACGCTGGCGTGACGCCCTTCACGTCGGCAGGCGAGCGCACGATGCAGTTCACTGGCACGTCATACATCCCGCCGCCTTGATGATCCGGCTTGCCAGCCATCACGATCACAATGGAGCGATCCTCTGGCAGCGGCTTGTTCGTGGTGGCTTCACGCACTGGCGCGGTGACGACGGGACTTGCGGCCGCGAAGCGCGCGGTGATGAAGGTCGCGACGGCGGTTTCGATTTGAGTGATCATCCCTCGTGACAGAGTGCGCGACCTTTTGGAGTTAGCGAGTAGCGAAAGTCGAGCAGCTGGTGAATCGCATCCGCTTCCATCCGTGCACCGGTCAGTGCCGTGTGCGGCTTGGGCTCCGGTGGCATATCGAGGAGCGCGTAGATCTCGTCTGTGTAGAAGCCGCGTGATGGAACCGGCTCGCCGATCTTGAGCGCATGCTCAACGGCCATTGAATGAAGATCGAGAAGCCTATGCCGGATCGGAAACGTGGCCTTCGACATACCGGCTCGCACCCATGCCTGGAGCAAAAAGCCACGATCAAAAAAAGGATTCAAACCTGCGAGCATGAATGACACCTCACCGTCAGAGCTGCTGGTCGCTTTGATCCACTTGAAAAACTGCACAAGCGCCTCGCTCTCCGTCATGAGAGCTGGATTCATGCAGCGCGCTTCAGTGCAGCCGTTGCGCTCAAGCGCCTTCGGTTGGATTTCCGCGCCTTCCCACATGCGGCAATCAAAGGTGATTTCACCTTCCGTTCCCATCAGCCACACCGCGCCGATCTGAAGGATGCTGCCTCGCTTTGAATCGAGGCTGGTGGTTTCGAGATCGACGACAAGAATCAGTGGTTCGGAAGAGAATGTGGAAGCCATGTGACTGGCTGTGATGTCAATCATTCCGGGCCCAAGCCCGGGGCGCGGCGCGCCTCGAATTGCCACGCGATGTGATCAGGCGTTTCCTGCGCGGCAAATTGCACGACGAAAGCGCGGCCGAGTTCGACGTAGATGATCTTCGCGCCAGTCGCTTCCTCGCCACCAAAGAAGAGCGTGGGATCTGGCAGCAGCGTTTTCCGAATACTGAAGACGATCCGTTCCTTCAGCACCGGCCCGCCATCGCCGAGATCCGGCTTTTCAGGATCGTGTCGCCAGATGGCAGCGTCATACGTTTTCGTCTGCCCATCGATTCGGATGCGCCCGGCCCTCATGCCTTCGCCCATGTGTTGCACCGCGCCATGATGGCGGCGCATTGCGGCAGCGATGGCGGATTTCGGAGGCAGCATGGTTACGCCAGCGACGGCGTGTCAAAGCCCCAATGGAAACGCGGCCGGCGCCACCAACCAGGGCAACCGGCCGCGCGAGCGCGACGAACAATTCGGGAGGAGCTTTACTTCTTGGCCTTCGCTTCGGCTTCTGCCTTGGCCTTCGCTTCGGCTTCTGCCTTCGCGGGATCGATGGCGAGCTTGCAGGTGCCTGCCTTGCCGTCGTCGGAGACGGGACATGCGGAAACCGCCAGCTTGTCGCCGAGGTAGATGTCCAGGGTGCCTTGAGCCTTGCCTTCCTTAGCCTCGACTTCGATGGGCCGGCCTTGTTCCTGAAAATAGAATGCTTTCATGGGTGTGCGGATGAGTTCGAGTTGCCGCGAGGATCAGGGATTGGCCAGAAGCTTCGCGGTGTAGCTCTTGGCAGTGTTGTTGCCTCCACCGGTGAGGACGTCGGCATACACGCGCACATAGCGGCGAGTGGTCGGCGGCAGCTTGTAACGGCGGCTGGCAGCCGCAGCGCCAGCGCTGCTTGCGCCGGTCTGAACGAGCGTGGCGAGCGAGGGGATCGCCGCGAAGGTGCTGTCATCGGCGCTGTCTTTGATCGTCAGCGTGATCGTCTTGTCATCGACAAGACTTGGCGTGGCTTCGATCTCGACCACGAGCTCCATCTCATCAGCGAGCGGCCCGAGGGTCGTCTGGCCGAGATCGATGGAGTCGGTGTTGTTGCCAGCGGCGGCGGCCGGCAGAGCTTTCGTCTTGGTGAGGGCGGCATCCGCCAGACGGCGGTAGAGATTGGCGGCAGAGGCGGACATGGCGAGTGGTGATGGCGGGTTGAATGACGGGCGGAGATTATTCTTCCGAAGCCGCAGCGACTTCGATGGCGTCAGTGTCTCCGATGGCGTCGGTGATGACGATCGGCACACCGTTGAACTCGGTGGGCAGCGCGGCTTTCGTCGGCTGACCAGGAGCGCGGGCGCTGCCTGCGGACGTGTTCACTACGACCGTGCTGTCAGCCTGGAGCTGGGATTGCGAGCGGGCGCTCATGAGGATCGCGTCGGGCTTGATGCCTTGTGGCCAGGACTGCCACATGGTGTCCATCAGCGTCCAGGTCAGACCTTTGTTCGAGTCTGAACTGAGATTGCCGATGCGGCGGACACAATGCTGATTCGGGATGATGAGACCCGCGAAGCCCTGAAGGTCCGAGGCGTAGACGCGAATCTTTTTTGTCGAATCGTTCGGATCGACGATTGATTCGATCATTGGGTCTTCCAGCGCGAACACCGAGCCGGTGCCATACGTGAGCGTGACGCCGTCGGGAATCTGGCCTTCGGGTTGCGCATTAAACTTCACGGCATAGACCGAGCTGCCCGTGGAGGCCGTCGCTCCCGTGGAGCCGTTGATGTAGAGCGAATACGTCTTGCCGGTCAGTGGATCAGTGAAGGTGGTCCCGTAGGCGGTGAAATTCTTCAAGCCCGGGAAACCCTTCGCATCCGCACCGCCGCGACCATAGTAGATCTGCTGGGCGATCTTGAACATCGCGGCCTTGGCGATGCCGCTGCCTTCCGCTGCGAAGAGACCGGCCGCTCCGCCGCGCTTGTTGTTGTCGGCGATGTGCTTCACGACCTCGACGCGACCACCAAACGGGAAGCACTCGAAGGTCTCATTCCGCCAGCTCGACTTCGAGTTCGCGTGACCGCCGCCCATGTCATGGAATCCCGCCGTCGGATAGCCGGTGCGGATGAGCGTCTCGTATTTCAAGACACCAGCTCCGAGTTGCTCAGCCGGGAAGCGCTGCATTTCCGGGATGGCTCCCGCATGTTCCTCAACGAAGCCGCGCGTCGTATCGCCGCAGTTGAGCTTGGCGAGTTCCAGCGTGGTGATGGAGCCCGTGGCAGCGAGCGCGAGCTTGCCATGTGGCGCGACGGACATGGCGGCGATGGCGAGCGGCGCCAGCATCAAGGCAAGGCAGACGATCGCGAACCATTGGAAGGCGGAGAAGCGAGGAAGGGCGAGTTTCATGGAGAGGTAGTCGAGGGTTTCGTTGCTGAGTGAGTGAGCGATGAGAGTGAGGCTACTTGGTGGCAAAGACGGGCATTTGAGCGAAGGCCGCGACAGCACGGCCGCGTGGCGTGGTTTTTTCTTCATCCTCCTTTTTCGCGCCCGGGACCGGAGGAGCGCCCTTCGATGCGTCGAGCGCGCCGGAGGTTTGGAGGGCTTTCAGCTTGTCCAACTCGTCACGCACGGGCTTCACGCCGTTTTCGATCGCGGTCGGCAGCGCGGCGGTGATTCCATCCTGGACAGCCTTGTCGAAGAGTTTCTTCGTTTCCGGATCTTCGAGATTCATCTCGAATTTCTGAGGCACGGGTTTGTGCGCCTTGATGGCAGCTTCGAGTTGATCTTCGGTTTCATCACCTTTGACGGCGATGCCAGCGAGAGCGGCGAGAGCGAAAAACAGTTTGTTCATGGGTGATGGTTTGGCGGGTGAGTGCGGTGGAGTTGTGGTTTCGCGCGTGTCAAACAGCGCGGCAGGAAGTGACTTGAAAAGATGCGCCCATTCATTCTTGAAAGCGCGGGCCTTGGTGCCCTTCATGACTTCATCCGCGAAGCCGTTGTCGATGGCTTCCTGACCAAAGAACCATGTCCCCATCTGCGCCTTCATCATGTCGCGGATGGTGGCCTCATCGAGGCCAGTGCGGGCCATATACAAACCGACGATGCGGTCCTCGAACTGTTTGATGATCTTGGCAGCGGCGTCGAGCTCGTCGCCATTGCCATACACGCCACCGGTCACACGATGAATCATGACGCGGCCGTTTTCGGCGATGCGGATCTTGTTGCCAGCGAGCATGATCACACTGGCCATGCTGGCGGCGAGCCCAGTGATGTTCACCACCACATTCGCTCCGCTCGCCTTGATGGCATCGAAGATGGTGAAGCCTTCGTTACAGTCGCCGCCAGGGCAATCGAGGTTGATGACAATGTTCGCGAACTGGCCAGCACTGCGCAGCTTCTCGACAAACATTTTTGCCGTGATACCCCATCCGCCGATTTCGTCGAAGATGTCGATCTCGAGAGTGTCGCCAGATTTTGCCGCGATATTGAACCAGGTGCGCATGATCGGTTTCCCTTGTCAAAACTTCGCGCCTTTGTCGGTCATCGCATCGGGGAGGTTTTTGAGCTGCTCACCGATGGCCGCGAGATCGATTTGCATGGCGCTCGCGATGCCCGCGATGGCCTGCAGCGTCATCGGATCGACGGCCAGGAACCACGGCAGATTGTGCGCCGTCTGGGCGTAGCGGATGTTGTCGGCGATCTCATCGATGCGCGCGTGCCGCGTCTTCTCGCCATCGCGGCCGAGCGTGTCGCAGTATTCTTCGACGGTGCCGGTGAAGGTGCGGAGACGCTCCTGTTCCGCCCTCTCGTCACGACCCGCGTCGATGCTTGGATCCGGCGAGCTGGGCTTCCAGAGGACCGAGTTCCAGTCATCCACGAACGGCAGCAGGGCAGGAATGCGTTTGATGACGTTGCCCCGCTCATCAGTGATGACCTTGTCCTGCATGGCATCGCCGATGACCATCTCCCACATCGGCTGGCAGAAGTGATCGCGGACAGGACGGCGGATGCGGTTGAGGCCCTTCGCCACCTTGCGGAGGATCACGCGCGCCGCCGCGCTGCCGAGCGTGGCAATCTGCCACAGGTATTCCGGCGGCATCCGAAAGCCGAGCGCCATCTCATGGAACAGCAGGTGGATGAGCTGGCCGACAGTCGTCTCCTGCGAATTGAAGAACGAAACAGTTTCCGTGTCTTTGAAGACAGGAAACACCACACCGCCTGGCAGCTCGAGGTAGCGCTGGCCGTTGTCCACCGTCTCGTTTGCCTCGTTCTTCGTGACGCCCTTCTTGATCTGCTGGCGCATGGACACGGGCGCTTCACCCGTTGGTGTCTTGATTGCGCCAAGGAACGCGGCACGGATTTTCTCCGCGTATTTCTTGATGGCTTTCAAGTCGAGCGCATCGAGCGCCGATTCCTCCGACGGGAAGATCCACGGCCGGCCGTGGCCCTGGTTGAGATTCTCGTCATTGAAGATGTGCATCATGACGGCCGCGGCGCGATCGAGAAACTTTTCAGCGGCCGGCAGAGTCGTGGCGTCCTGGATGAGGGTGCGATACGTGACCGGCTTCAGCAGCTCGTTGAAGAGGATGCCATCATTCCAGCGCGAGTTCGGTTCGAAGCTCGCGTTGCCATTTCCGAGCTGGTCGCGCGTGAAGAGCTGGAATTGAATCGCACGCTTCGACTTGTCGCGAAGGCTCCATTGCAGCGCCTCGGCGCGCGTGTCCTTCACCTTCAAACCGAAGCACTCGCCATCGCCGCACATCGTCGCGCCGATCACTGATTGCGCGGAGTAGAAATTCAGGCGGCTGCGAATGTCGCAGGCGTTCGACTGGGCCCAGAGATCAAAGAGCGCGGTGGCATCGCGCCGGAACTGCGGATTCTTCGACTGCGAGGTGCCGACCAGGCCATCGCCAAGTGCTTCCTCGGGCAGTTGCTTCACGAGGTAGCCAACGAACGGCAGTTTTTCTTGCAGGAAGCGCGACGTCTTCACCCGCTGGCGTGCAACGGCGGGAGTCTCCGAGCGGACGGTCTGCCACGGTTGATAGGTCGGAATCGTGCGGATGCCGCCCGTGCTGCCGACGGTCGTTTCCTCCAGCGCGTTTCGCGGCTGCGGTTGTGAGACGACCGCGCGCGCCTTTTGAACGGATGACTTTTTCTTGCCCATGTCAGGTGAGAGGGAATTCCGCAAAGCGCGGGATGAGCATCGAGCCTTCGTGCTCCGAGCGACCGCCGCCCGCGAGGCGTTTGCGGCATTGCGTGAGAATGGCGAGCAGCTCCTTGGATGACGTCATGCGCTCGCTCTGTGCCGAGCTGCTGTCGAACGAGGTGGCCTTCACGAACACATCGCCGTTCATGTATTCCGTGAGGACGCGGCGGAACTCGTTTTCCAGCCACTCCGTGCCGCCCGTTCCATCGGCTCCATTCAGATCGGAGACGTGGAGGAGGATCGCTTCGATGGCGAGTTCTGGGTCGATTTCATCAGGCACGCCGTGCAGCGAGTGTCAATGCGACGGCTGATGCATAGATCGCAACGTTGCGATCTATGGCGGTGGCTAGAGATCGCGCCGGTGCGATCTCTAGCGCAGTTTCTTTTTCTTCGCGCGCACCTTGTCCCAGCGCGCGTTGATGGCGGCACGCGCCTGCTCACTGCTGCGCGCCTTCGCCTTGCCCGTCCCCGCCGCTCCGCCCTTCTTCCCGAGCGCTGACATCACCTGACTGAGCAACTCTGGTGGAATCTCCTGCAAGGGGTCGGGTTTGGGTTTGGGTTTGGGTTTGCTGCGTTTGGCCATCGCCGGGAGGGAAGTCCGGCAAGGCTAGGATGAGCGCGCCCTTTTTCAAATCCCAAAATCGAGCGTGGAGGCCGCCCGCGAGGGCACGCGCGTGGAGATCCACGATCAGGGCGCGTTGTTCGTCGGTGGCGGCTGGCATGGGGGATGGATACGCAAGCGGATTGAGAAAGTCAATTTTTCCCGAACGGCTTTAGAATGTAAGTGCGGCCGCTTTTGGGTTCGCCCTCGGATGAATCAGCCTCTTCGGAGGCGTGTGAATCATCGTCTTCCACCGCGCCGCCGTCTTCTTCTGAGCCGGTGGTGAGTTCCCAATAATGCCACCACATGGCGAGGAGCGCTTTCACGCAATCTCCGAAGTCGTTGTCGCCGTCCGGTTCGTCCCACACCCAGCGCAGGCGGCCCTTCACTTTTTTCAAGATGCGCTTTTCCGCGCAGAGTTCGTCGATGAACTGATCGTCCGGATTCCGCATCAGGTGCAGGCGAGGCGCCGGCATCGGCACCTTGCGCGCGTTGCGCGGATTCGCGTTGTGCTTCTCGGCGGCGAGGATCTCGTCGAATTTGCCGATGCGCTTCAGATACAGCTCGGCGGCGAAGGCATCGTGGCTGAAGTGGTAGGCGGTGAAGTTGTAGCTACCCACGACGCGCTTGCGTTCGTCCACGACTTTCTGAAGCTGCATGCCGCCCGCGCCCTTCGACGGGAAGAAACGACCGCGGCATTCCGGCCGCGCGCAGAATTCGCGAACGTCCTTCATGGAGTTGTTGCCGTCGCCTTCATCGATCCATGCGAACTCGCACAGCGGCGGATCTCGCTCGTCTTCCGGGGTGTCGCCCCAATCGACGACTTCGACGGGCGTCTCGAAGACTGGAATCAGCTCGTCATACGTCAGCGTCTCGCCGTAGTCGATGATGTAGCAGGTGCCGTCTTCAAGGAAGGCGGCCTTGACCCATTTCTTCACGTCGATCTGGACGTCCACGGCCATCAGCACGACGAGCGGCTTCACCGGACACTGCCCGTGGCGATAGGTCGAGTCCTTCGCGAGGAGTTTCACCATCTCGCCTTTGATGATGGCGAGCTTCTCGCGATGCGGCTCCGCCATGCGCGTGCGCCAGAAGTGCGCGAGAGCGCGGCCGCCTTTCTTGTTCGCGCGAAGAAAGTGCAGCGCGATCGCAGACCATGTGATCTTTGCGCGCTGGCTGTAGAGGTGCGAGACGTGGGCCGACTTTTTGCGCGGCTCAGGCTTTTCATCGTCCTGGCCGAAGTTCGTTTGCCTCCATTCGCGTCGAGACATCATCCACGCCTTGTGACGTTCATCGATGCGGCCGAAGTGCGGCTCCGTCAGCCTGCAGGCCGGGTTCGCGCATTCGTAGTAGGTCTCGCGCGCGACGCGTGCGAGGTCGAAGTTTCCATCGTCATCACGGCAGTGATCAAACTTCAGTCCTTTGAACTCGAGCGTCTGCATTTCATGGCAATGCGGGCATGGCACGAAGAGGCGATGGCGTGTGCCGCTCTGATACTCCGGCCAGAGGATGTCCGTCTCGTTTCGAGGTTTGCCACCGGCGATTAATTTCGCGCCAGGCACGTCCATGATACGGTCGCGCAAGTGTTCGAGCGCGTTCGCCTCACCGCTGGCGAACTCTTCATATTGGTCCAGCTCATCAGCGACGACGAGCGAAGCGCCTTTGTTTGTGACGTTCGCCACGCTCGCAGCGCCGGCCATGTAGGCCGTCTTCCCCTTGAGATAGAGAGTCTCCGTCGTCATCGCGCGATCGTTCGCCGGCATGATGCCAGCCAGCGCCTTGATGCTCTTCATGAGCGGGATGATGCGCACCTTGCAGAGCTTCTTGACCTCCTTTGCCTTGTCGATGCAGAAGATGATGTTGCCCGCGATCTCGGTGAGCCACCAACACATCGCGATCAGCGCAGCGAGCGTGAAACCCATGCGCGATGGCTTTAGAAAGAACAGCTCGTCGTATTCAGGATCTGTGGCGAAGTCGAGAACCAACTCAGCGGCCGGCTCGAGGTCGGGATTGTAATTGCCAGGCGCGCCCGGGCTTTCGTCGGAACTGAGTGAGACTTCGCGCCTCGCCCACTTCGACGCGCCCTCTTTCGATCGCGGTCGAAACACGGCCGAGAGCATGCCGGTGAGCATGTTGTCGAGGACGTTCATGCGGCGAGCTTAAAGCCAGGCGCGAAGCCGTTGGTGATCAACTCCGCGAAGCACTCATCGATGGCCGCGTTCCAGATCTCGTCTTGTTCGACGGGCGACTGGTCGGCGGTGAGCTTCGGTCGCACGCGAGCACAGAGGGAACGCAGGCTGTCGCGGCAGGTGATCAGCTTTGGCATCAGTCGCGCGGCGATGTCATCGAGGTCCACCATTTTGCCTTGCTTCGAGCGCAGCTTGAAGGCCGCCTCTTCTGCGTCATCGACTTCCCTGCGCAGCTCGCGCCACTTTTTCTCGCGCGTCTCGATCTTGCCAGCGTCGGGCGGATCCTCGTTCTGTGCCTCGAGCAAGAGAAACCGGGCCCGGGAGAGCTGCTCTTTGAGTTGCGAGAGACGGTCGTCATTGATCGTGGCATCGATGGGGATTGTGTAGGCACGTGATGGCGCGCCGGCTGAAGGTGGAGGCACCGAACCATTGGTTGATGGCTTCACCGCTGCAGCCGGACTGCCGCCAGCCGCTTTAAGGGCAGCGTCTCGAACCGACTCCGGACATTTGTTTTCCATCACCCGATCCCACCACAGCGGCATTTGCGTCGGATCGTCGAGTGGCGGGAGATCCGGGCCGCCCTCTGCTTTCTTGCCCTCGCCCACCCACCATTTGATGGTGCGCACGCTTTTACTGTAGATGGCCGCATGCTCCGCGTAGGTGCGCTGATAGGCAGCGCGCGCGAGCCGCTTCGAGAACGGCGCAAGGTCCGGAGGCAGCAGATGCGCGATGCGCTCCATTTCCTCTGACGTAAGCCGCCCGCCCTTTGCGAACTTCTTTAAGAGCGATGCCACATGAGCCTCCCAGACCTCTTGCGAGTTCGCGTCAGAGACCATCACACCGAAGAGGAGATCACGCTTCGACGGCGGCAAAAGTTGCCCCTGCGCAACATCGGTGAGCGCGTTGCGGACGTCGGCCTTCAGCGCTTTCTCGGCGAGATCATGCTCTATCGGTGGTGTGAGGCTCACTGTGGCGCGAGGCTTTTTCGATCGGAAGGCCGAGCACTTCCCACAGAGGCGAACCGGGCTTCGGATGCTCGCGAGGATTTCGAGGATGCGGCTTCAGATCTAAGACCTTGAACCGCCGGAGATCGATGGATGCAATTCGTTCGGACACGCCTGATGGCAGGTGTCAAAACTGGAGGTGCAACTATTCAGGCAAAAGGGCCGTGCAAAAAACGGCTGGGAGACGCAAAACCCGCATTGGCGCGGTGGGGTGGGGAAAAAAGATTCCTTTACCGGGCGGGGGTGGGGCTGGTTTGGTCGGTTTCGACATATGAAGGGGCAACGCACTTTAACGAGACATTACAGTTACCCCGTTTTTACCCCTTAGACCTCCGAGACCTCCAAGAGAACACCTGACACTCAGGAAGTTTCTAGCCAAAGAGGTTCGTTGGATTGCTTCGGAATTCAGGGGAGGTTCCAGAGGTTGGTTTGTTATTTCTCAAATAAGAGATGGAATGCGGCGTGGCGATGGCGAGAGGTCGTGGAGGTTGGGCCGTTTGTGGCCACCTCACACAAGAGGTCAGTGCGACCACTGGATCGTCCGGCGCTACCGCGCCGCGCTGACGCGTGGTCGATCGCTTCAACAAAGAGGAGGCCGCGCGTCCGCTCTCGGCCGACGATCACACATCGCTCCGTTGCGATCTGTCTCCAATCGGAAGCGCCACCCCGTTACGCCGCGCTTTGCGGTCTGGCCTGCGCAGGTCCAATACCTGTCGATTCACGCACAACGCGATAGACTACCGGCGCGGAGTTTGGCACGTGCTTGAACAGGTAGAGGAATCCATCTGGCCCTTTGAATTGCCTATCGTGCAAATTGTCCATCAGCGCGATGCCAAAGCTCGAGCGAGTCTTCGGGCTCAACCACTCCGCTGCCTGTCGGTTCTTCTCAGCCTCCTCGATCGCGCCGTCGTCATCGTCACCGGCGAGCTCAAACGTTGTCGCCGGGCGCTTGTATTTCCAGCCGCCATGCGCGCCTTCCGTAGCACGCACGTCCTCAGTCGTCTTCTCGGGATACAACTTCACCGTTGCGATCTGGTGGCGACGGGCGACGCCGGCAAACTGCGCCACTGAGATCTCGAACTCGCCCTTCAATCCGCCTTCCTTCGCGATGCCAAACTCGGCGATGGCGCGTCTGGCCAGCTCTCGATATTCACGCGACGTCTGGTCACCGATCATCTCGTTGCCGCTCGGCGCCAGACAGTCCCACTTGCAATCACCCGCCGCTTTGCCCGCGTGCCACACGATCGATGGCACGACCATCGACCAGTTGCGGAACGAGCCCAGAGGTCGGCCAGGTCCCAGAGGTCGGCCGTCTTCATCCCATCGCCTCACAAGGGCGTAGAGCGCGGCGAGGTAGGTTGCACGCTCTTCCTGCCTCTCGAAATACTCATCGTCGAAAAACACCGCGTCAGCAGGCAGCGGCGGCCGCTCGGCAGCAGGCAGTGGATTCCACAGATCGCACACGAGCGATCGGCGCTGCAGGTCGGTGCTAAGCTTGCAGTTGTTCGCTGTGAGGAGCGTCACGCATTCGAGGCGCGTCTTGTGCTGGCCGCTGACACCCTTCACGCGGAATGCGTGGTCACGCTTCGTCAGCCATTCATCGAGCAGCGGGCTCTTCACCTCTTTGTTGCCCCAGTCCACGTTGTCGAAGAACAAATACGGATCCCGTTCCTTCGCCACCGTGTCCATCGTATCGCGCAGAGCCTGGTCATCGTCTTCAAGCAGCGGCCGTGAGTAAATGGTGCCGTGCGTGATCCACGTATCAAACCACGCCAGCGTTGTCTTGCCGCTCTCCTGGATGTTCGCGCTATAGACCAGCATCGGTGCCTTGCCTCGAAAGATGCCGCGACAGAACATCGTCAGCATCGCGGCCAGATGGATGGGCCAGTCACGATCGCGATTGCGCCAGCTGAAGTGCTGAAAGCGCTTCCACAGCAGATTGACGGCAAAATCAAAATCCATCTTCTCGTCGTAGTCCGGACCTCCGAGCGTCGTGAAGGTGAGGCTTCGCGGATCCCAGCCCGTCTTCAGCATCTCGATTTTATTGAGCCCGCGCGCGTCTTTCTCTTCGCGCAAAATCGGCAGCTTCACATGCTGGATGCGTTCGATCACGGGCATCTTCACACGCATGTCGTTCGACTTCAGAATCAGCCTTGCCTGTTCCACCCCGAGGGCGGCCTCGACAGGACCACCGTCGGCTTTCCGGTAGTCGCCCGTCCACGGGAAAATGCCGGCCGTGTTCTTGATCCACGTCACAAACTTGTGAGCGTCCATCGCCTCCCACTCTCCGGTCGCAGGATCGATCTCGCCCAGCTCCTTGCCCATGCGAAAGAGGAGCGTCTCGTTCTTGAGCATGTCGGCGCATTCGACGGCCACACGTTGCGGCGGCCGTGGCTCGCGTGGACGTCCCACTTCGAGCACGCGTGCTTTGAGTTCAGCGCCCTCACCTGGAGGCAGGCCCGCGGCCTCCCTCAGAGGAGCCAGGCCCTTCGCCAGCTCGCCCGACGGAGGTTTGGGTTGTTCGCCAGCATCATGCGTCTCACTCAAAGATCACGCCCTCCGAGATGCTGCGCCCGATCTCCGGTGCAGGGTTGAAGTACAGCAGCCGTTGCATCGCACGGCCGTCCTGGAACGGCTTGAATTCCATCACGCGTTTGCCGTTTTTGAAAACAGGCTGGCCCGCGCTGTCGAATTTCCCGGAACGTTTCCCGTCGCGCCAGGTGTTTGGCAGACGCGGACTGCTCATGCAGTTGCTCGCCGCCTGTGGATCGAAGCCGAGCACGGTGAGCGTCTCTTTGGCATCCTCATTTACCAGCTCGTCTTGCAGTTCCGCTTTGGTGCTTTTATCGAGCCTCACCACCGCGTGCAGCGAGCGGCCGCCGCTCATGCAGATGCTCACCACGCGGATCCGGGCCCGGACCAGCACGTTGAGCCAGAGGTCGTGTGGCACCTTGTCGTTTTCGAGCAGGATGTGAGGCCATCTCGTGACGCTTGCTTCGCTGCGCCGGCTCAGTTCCACCCTGCCGCCTGGCTTGCTCACCGGATGCCATTTGCCGTCGATGGGTTGCATCAGAAAGGTCATTCCTTCCATCGAGCCGTCGGGCAGTTGTGTGATCACTTTGTTCGGTTCCTTGGGCGCTTGCCCCAGAGCGACGGTTCTCTCGCCGCACACGCGGCCGTAGTCGCCTTGCGTGCCCCACATGCGATTGAAGATCAGCACGCGCTCGCCGGGCCGGAAGAGTCCGTCGATGTATTGTTCGGGCTTCACGTCGCGCGGGTCCACCGGCGATCTCGCTCGCAGCCACTCACGCCAGCGGCCCATGTCCATCGCCAGTGCCGGTTCCTGCGCAGCCTTGAGCTGGTCGAGACACACTTCGCGGCGTTTCTTCCGCTTCACCGCAGGCGGGTCGTAATGCGCCGCCCCGCGTTCCCACTCGCCTTCACCGACGAGGTGGCCACGTGGCTTGTTGGCACCGCGTTTGAGCACGCTGTCCATCATGCGCTTGAGATCGCGCTCCTGCCACGGCGGCTGGCACGTCTGGTTGTATTCCATGAAGAGCGGCAGCGCTTCCGACGGCGAGAGACCGAAGCCCCACACGAGCAGCATCGCCACGCTGAAGGTCGTGGCGTTGCCGCCCTGCCCTTCGATCGCGGGCGGCCGCGTGGCCACACAAGCTCGTGCCCTGTCGATGATCGTCATGCCTCCGGATGGTTTTGAAGGATTGCGTTGATGCGCCTCAGAAGGGCGGCGACGGGATAATTCTCGGCGTAACCTTCCGCTTCAGGATCACCCTCATCACTATCCCACATTCCTGATTTGCGACGGCCTCGCGCTCTTGCTCGAATTGCCAGTCGTTAAGCGGCTGCGAGAGAAACTCAGCGAGAGCTTCCATCTCCGCGCCGGTCAATCCGTCGGCGCGCATCAGGCGTTCCGCCTTCTCTGTGTCCGGCCAATTCATGCTCCGCGATTCAGGCTTTCAGTGCCCCCCAAGCTCGAGTTCAGGTTGCTTTGGATCCGGCGACGTCGCCAGCGCCGGCAGAGTGAGGTTCAGTGTCGCGCCCTGCGGACAAGTTGCGGCACTAATCAAGAAGGTCCGTAGGCCCTCGCTCGGCTCCTGTTCGAATTCGCGTTTGAAGTGCTCCGTCAGCGCCGCGTGGACGCGGTCGGGCAGCGTCATGGATAATTGCTTGGCCATGGTCGTGGGTGGTTGAGGTTGATGAGCGACGGTTACTTCTTCCCCTTTGCCTTTTTCTTGGCTG